GCCTAATTGGGATTATTGTCGGGAACGGCGTTCGGACGTTTGCGCTAACATGTGGCAAAGGGTCCTCCAGGGGATGGGGCAGTTCCACTACACTGATTCAATTGTGTAGTCGGTCGATTTTCATCGCTGGCCGTCAAAGTAATACGCTTCGTACGGCGGCGGGCTTGAGGTTTTGGGGGGGGGTTTGGGGTGTGACACAACTTCGCCACGGGCAAGGGAGTTGGCGGTGTGTCCGTATACGTGAGGGACACTTCTGAACTTCCTGAGGAATTATGCGTGGTGAGAGTGAGCGTGGGTTCAAGATTAGATGGTTTGTCTGTTGTTTCAAGAGGTGGGTTTTCAGAACCTGGAATACAGGCATTATCGACGATAACGTCGACGAGCTGTTGTTTAGCAGGTCGTGGTTCTGCGCATAGCGGGGCATTAAGTATGTCCTCGACCGATTTCGTTCCAGAAAGCCATTCGTCAAACATGCGTCTGTCGAACTCTGGGAACTGATGATCGAGTTCATAATCCATCCAGCCATCAACATTTGCGTTGGGGTACTGTACGGATTCGTCAAATTTGCTCCACCATGTTGCGATGCCACGTGGAGTGGTAGGCCGATACTTTGAATATACAAGCACTCTGCGGCATAAAACACCGATAATTGGTGTTCGTGCATCTGTTGCGAGGAAAGCCATGCTTTTCTCGACGAGCTTGTGTTCAGGCGTGACTCCATAAGGTAGGCGAACCGTAACGTGAAACTTGGATAACTGTCTTTTGATATCACACATACTATCAGGCGATCCAGACCATACATCCGGCGAATAAACGCGAGCCAGAAAAGTGACTCCTCTTTCCCCGACTGGTATAATACTTGCTTCAATGACGAGGCCGACTTTCTTGGCGGCCCATTGATGGCTGCTAACGGGAAGGTCAGCGTCGAGACCGTCATCACCCAGGTGTATTCCGAGAGCGTGGAAAGCCTGGAGTGGACTGTAGACTTTTCCTGTCGGTGACTTGGTATGGCGGAAGGCAAGATATGCGGTGAAAGCGGCACGGAGGGTTTGGAAGGTACTGGTGGCGGGACATCCGGAACCATGAGAGGGGCCTTGTTCGAAGGTGGTACCGTGAGGCAACACACCTTGGTTGTCTGCGTTTCGTTTGAGCAACTCATTCAATGCGTCGGAGTGGTGATGGAAAGCAGACATCATCACGACCCGATCCAGACGACGCAATGCATGCGTGATCGTTCCATCCATACGGTGATAGTCTGAAACATTAACGTGTTCCATTGCACTGGTGCAGATTTCTACGACACGCTGGGCGATCTCTAATGGATTCTTACCTGGTGCATACCACGGATACTGTTTACAATGTTCAGAGAGAGCGAGGGCAAAGCGTGACATTGACAGTTTATCGCTGTCATTGTATGTGCTAATGTTACGCGGATCTTTGACATCGGGATATGCTTCAGATTTAAGAAAACATTTAAGACGAGCCACTAAAGTAGGCCCACTTAAGCAGGCTTTGAGTAGCGACTGTTTCTGGGCTGGGCGTTTCTGAGCTGATTCAACTGTCTCGTAGTCAACGGGTTCAAGGACTGTGGCGTCGAGAATGAGTTCAGCGAACTCTTGCATGCAGGAATCACGGAAGTTATCTGGTGCAGGTTCAGGCTTCTTCAGACGTTCGATGCGGCCGTTGACACACTGTCTTTCGCTTGAAGCGGTATTGACAGGTGCAAAGGCTGCATGGACCAAAGGGGACATAAATGCTTGGATTTTGGTCTTAGCATCTTGATCATACTCAATTGGTTCATATTGATAAGCACGAACGCCTAATTGTACAGGGAAGACTACGGGCATCTTGTGTCCTACGACAGTCCTATGAAACTCCGTCAAAATGACGGCGGACTGTCTCGCCTCCTTAGGTAGCCAGCTTGCCACGGTGGGCAACATCAAATTTGTGGACCCTAGTTTTGCAACAGTATGTATCGTATCGTCCAAGCTTGCATCAATGGTAGCACAAAGGTAGCTGTCCGGCTTTCCAGTGGTAGTCAGACGTTTGTGTCTGGTCTGAACTTGGAAGCGAATGAACGGTCCGGAAGGCGTTTGTACCACCGGGTCGAACCGTGCTAGCAGCTTACCTGTGAGGATGTAGCGAGCGATAAGGACACTAAACCATGAAAAAGATTTAATAGGGGTCAACAGAATGATCTGACGGTTAGTTGTGACTTGTTTACGTTCAATCGCATAGGTGGTGAGGTATGGAACACCCCAAGACCAACCAGATGCGATGAGTGAGTCGCCGGCGTAGTCCCATAGAGAATGTAAATATGAGCCTCCACCTGCGACAGTTGTCTTCAACTGTCCTTCATGATCAAAACAAATTGATGTGTCGTCTGTGATTGAGGATGCGGTCTCCGGAACAACCGTGTATAGCAGGGTAGTTTTACGACGAGTAGCTAACAAATTGGGCATGTCGAGGTAATAATCTACGTCGCAAATGTAGTCTACATCCCGAGGGAGGCAAACATCATCGCGGTTGGCGATACTGGTGTCTTTTGACCACCACCACTGGCGCGTACCACGCATTCCTTTGCGTTGGTCACTGCGGGACATTCCTAGGGAGAATAATGAGGTGCCCATGTGGGCAGTCATATTTCTCGCAAAGTTAGTCGCGGCAGTTCTTGCAGCGGCGGCTGACGCGTGCGTGTGTCCATCTGTCAAGCGAACAGGGTCCACATTGCACTGGGAAAAGGCATCTCTTACGAGATCGGGGGACAATTCCGGATCACGCGCGAGATATTCACACAACGTAGAAATGCGACCGCGAATATCTACGTTCTTCGAAATCATTATGATGGTAGTAAGAGACAAAACTGTTACTGCGCAAACTTTTGAAGCATCCATCTTGATTTCGGACCTAGGGAT